GTTGGATAAAAATTCTGATTTAGTAAAAAGCTTTTATGATTTATTTAACACTCATAACACAAAGAGTGATATTGTGTATCATAAAAAGAAAGGAAGCGATATCAAAGCAGGTATTGTAAATGTTATAGTAAGTATAAATAAGCAAAGAGAAGAATGTTTGGATAAAATTAAAGCAGAATCTGAACATTTAGAATACTCTCCTGATATAGAACCCTATATGGCTTCTGAATATCGTCATTTGATAGGCATGATCCCTCGAACATTCAGTTATGATATGCTCTATCATGGCGAGAAGTACGTAAGAACAGATAGGGGAATAGAAGAAAAGGCAATACGTAAGCCAAGTGATGAACAACGTCAAGAAATGCAGGAATACAATCAATATGTAGAGAAATACATTGAGAGTTCTATTGCAAGAATAAAACTTGAGACATTAAAAAGAAATATAGAAGACAATAAAAGTTATAATTTATCAATAGATCAATTATCAATACTTGGATTGTAAAAAGATAAAAGATATGATTAAAAAAGTAATAGAATCCATATTCGGATCTTTAGAAAAAGATGTGGAGAAGGTTTTAGATATAGAAAAATCTATTCAAGACAATAAATTAAAAGCAGTTGAATTAAGTCAAGAGTTCAACCCTATTATAAAAAGACTTGAACGAGATTTTAATATTTACACTTATTATTGTAATATTAAAAAGGGTGAAGAAAGAGATGATGGATTAATTACTTTAAACAGATTGAATGATAAATTAAAAAAGGCTAAATCAGAATATTTTAAAGAATTGAGTGAATTACGTAAATCCAACACAAAATTAAGTGATAAGTTACAAGATTTATTAAGTAAAGACCAAGTAAAAGAGTTAGTTGAAAAGACGAAAAAAAAAGATAGTATTGATAAGATTATAAAAAGCCTTAACGAAGGTGTTTTAGAATATGATAAATTAGAAAAGGCACACAAATATATAAGGAGAGAGGGTGTAAAAGGTAATTATAAATATATTTATAGGGAGGGTGAAAAGAAAGAGAGAAAAAAAGAAGAAAATGAAAGTGATAATCAAAAAGTAAGAAATAAAATTTTTGATGTTGCAAAAGAAATAGCAAAAAAATACGATATTTTATTTCAAGAAAAGGGCGGTTTTGATGGAACTTCTTTATATGCTTTAATAAGAGGTAAGAAATTTAGAATATCAGATCATGGTATTAGCGATAAATGGGCTAATGTTTATGGTTATCCTGATTATAATTTATCTATTAATGAATATAATAAAAATGAGTGGTCTGATAAAAAAGATGAATTTTTTGAAAAAATTGGTGAAGTATTAAAAAAAGATGAAAAAGTTGAAAAACAGAAAGAGTTTAAATTAGTTAAGATTTTTAATAAAGAAGATGATATAAAAGAAGGAGAATATAAAGTTAGGCACGATAGAAAAGATCAAATTTGGAAAATAAATAGTATTGACAAAGATAAAGCTAATGTTACTTTAGATTATAAAGGTGACGATGAAAGAACAAGAAATATAGGTTTAAAATATATATTGAATTGGGAACAAAGAGTTGGTGAAGAGAGAGATGAAGTTGTAAATAAAACACATAAAATTCCAGAATATATTAAGGATATTGATAAATATTTTAATGACATTGAAGAAGAAAATAATCCTGTTAAAAGACAAAGAGAAAGAAGAAAAATTCAAAAATCTATAGTTACTATAATCAATGCTTACTTAGACGACAAAGTAAAAGAAGGCGTATTAGAAAAAGCAACAAAAGGACAAGACAAAGTTGCTAAAGTAATGCGAGAATTTAAAGCAGGTGAATTAAAAGATTCTCATGGTAATAAAGTTATAGACAGAGATCAAGCATTAGCAATTGCAATGTCAGAAGCAGGGTTGAGTAAGAGTGAAGACAAAGAAGAAACGAAATCAGAAACCAGACCACAAACAGACACAAAAGAGTTCTTAGAAGAAATGATAAAAGAACATGAGAGATTAATAGGAATATTAAAACCTCATGCAGAAATGGATGAAAAAGTAAAAAAAGAACTCTCTATTCAAGTAAAAGAATTAGCAGAATATAAAGAGGAATTGGAAGACTTAAAGAAAAAAGGAAAGAGTGAAGATGAAAAGATACAAAAGTCAATTGAAAAAATAGAAGACTTATTCGACAAAGGAATAATTTCAGAAGATATATTAATAAAAGCACGTTCAGGGAAATATGCTGATAATCCTGTAAATAGACGATTAAATAGAGTAGGTCAACCTTATGGTTCAAAAAAGCAAGAAGATGCATTAAAACAGCCTAAAACAGGTAAAAAAGAAGACGAGAAGAAAGATGGTGAACCACAGAATTTAGAAGAACAAGCAAAACAAACGAGTGGTTCAGCATTGGAACAAGCAGCAAAAGAAGCAAAAGACCCTGAAGTAAGAGCAGCAGCATACAAGGAATTAGACAGGAGAGAGAAAGAAGAAAAAGTACAAGAGGAAGAAAGTGGTGAAAAACCAATAAAAACCAATGAAAAGAAGGATAATGATGGTAAAAACCAACAAGAAGAAGGTGGAGAGAAGAAATTAAATGAAGTTAAAAAATACATTATAGATAAATTTAAACAAGTTTCTACAGAACTATCTAATATTACTGATTATTCAGATAATACTAAGATTAAAGATTTAATGAATACTCAGTCTGAAATATCTAAATATTTACAGTCTATTAATAGAGTTAGTGATTTAAATATTGAAAATGACAGTAAAAAATTGAAAGATTTTATTAATTTTAAAGGCAATTTAAATGATTTGTTTGGTGATGGAGATGTATTAGGAACATCCATAAAGGAAGCAGGTGATAATATTACTTTTTCTGCTTTGTTAGAAGATGGATTTATAGAAAGAACTTTTGATACAGAAGATAATATTGTATACATGGATTTATTTTTGTTAAATCCTTTAAAAGATAAAGGGAATGGTATTGGAACCGAAATATTTAAAAATCAATTAAATAAATTTAAAGAATTGGGTTTTAAAAAATTGGTTACAGATGCATCTCAAGCATCAAATATGAACGGTTATTATACGTGGGCAAGATTGGGGTATTCTTTTGCAGGTGAAGATGAAGTAAAAATGTTAGGTGATATGTTAAAACACGAAGACGATCATGACATAAGTAAATTTAATAATTTACCCGAATTAATGATGTCGGATAAAGGGAGAAAGTGGTGGAGAGAATATGGATTCTCATTTACAGGGGTATTTGATTTAGACGATAATTCTGAGAATATGAAAATTTTTAAAAACTATATTGATGAAAAAAATAAAGATAAAAAATAATTTAGGGGAAGAAGTTTTAGTTTCTGAAAAATTTGCAGAATCTTTCAATAAAGCTAAAAATTATAGCAGATCACTAGGAGAAGATTTTGGAGAAAACAATCAGATTCCTATTGAAGAATTTGAAGACAAAGACAAAAAATAAATTGGTAGTGAATTATAGTAACTATAAAGATGGGCAAATATATAAAACCAGATTTTAATTTTTTTGTAGGAGTAGATAGTGATGAACTAGAAAAAGCTGCTAAAAAAACAAAAGAAACAGGTAGGTATGATAAAATGATTATACAGGGAGTAGCGTCTGATTCTTCTGTTGACAGTGACGAAGAAATATTAGAACCTGCTGGTTTTGATCTTAGTAGATTTCTTTCATTAGGATTTTTGAATTATGATCATAAGGGAAGAGAGAATCCTAAATATTTTATAGGCGAACCCTTAGAAGCAAAAGTAGAAGATGATAAATTTAAGGTTAAGGCTAAGTTATATAAAGATAATTCTATTGCAAGAGATTTGTGGGATACTATGATAATGTTAAAAAATGCTAAAAGCAAGAGAAAAGTTGGTTTCAGCATCGAAGGAAAGGCAATAGAAAGAGATGTTCAGAACCCTAAGAGAATTAAAAAAGCACTCATTACGGGATTAGCTGTCACATTAAATCCAAAAAATAGTAATTCCTATGCCGAAATAGTAAAAGGTAAATATTCAAAGCCTTTAATAGAAGAATATGAATATGACAAAGTAGAAAAGGTAGATGCTAATGGTGGAACAGTAGAATATCTATTAGATATAAGCGATCAAGACTCTGGTATACGTTGTACAATAGATAAAGATTTAAAATTAAAAGTAGAAAAAGCAATTAGTGCAGGTGGTTCTGCTCAAGTTTTAATTCATGAAGATTTAGAAAGTAAATTAAAAGTATTACCATTTGGTCAAGTAAGAAAGTCTTTGGTTAACGTCTCTAAGGTATTTAAACAAGGTAAATTACCTAAAGATTTATTTGAAAAAGTTAAAGAGAACAAAGAAATATATAAAAAATATATTTAATAATTTTTATTAATGGAATAAATTAATTATTTTTATAGCATTAATACTTCGTAAAGGATTAGCCAATCGGTCGGGAAACTTTCCTTTTTATAGATATGATAAAATTAGAAAACTTATCTCCTGAGCAAGTCGATATTGTTGAGAATTTGAGAATATTGGGAATAAGTGATGAAGATATTGCTAAATCATTAAATATTGACATTGAGAAATCAGAAAAAGATGATTTAGAGAAGTCTATCGAAGATCAAATAAACAAAAAACAAAAAGAATTAGATGAGTTAAAGACTAAAATTCAAAAGTCCGATGCTGATAATTTATTTGATGAAAAGAAGTTTGATGAAAAGATTGATGAAATTCAGAAATCTTTATCAGATAATTTTAATTCTAAGGTAGAAGATACAAATAGTCTTATTAAATCACTTACTGATACAATTATTGCTCTTAAAGAAGACAATGAAAAACTTGTAGAAGGTAATGAGAAATTACTTACTGATTACAGTGAGTTGAAAAAGTCAGTTGATGCTAACAATCAAATGTTAGATAAAATTGCAGAAATGTCACCAGGTTTAAAATCCATTCGTTCTGGTGCGAATTTTATTGAAAGATTTGAAAAATCAACTACAGAAGATGGTAAAGAAATCCTCTCTAAATCAAGAAACAAATCAGATATTTCATCTAAGTTAGTAACTAAGATGGCAGACAATGACTTTGTGAAGAGTTATGGAGAAGATGTTTCAAGTTTTGAAATTTCTGGTCGTATGTCAGAAAGACTTGAAAAAGCAATTACAGACGAATTCAAAGTTGAATTAGTCGACTAATCGGATAGTTAAAGAAAAAGAATTTTTTAAAAATGTTATACGAAGATTTATTTAATCAAAATTCAGGTGCAGGAGCAGGAAGTGCTATGAGTGCTGCTAATGTTGATGAGTTGATAAAAGCGATTAGCGCAACTCAACAGTCTGGTAGAACTTTAGATGGAACACTTACTTCTGGTGCTGCATTGAAATATGAATCGTTGGAAGCTACGTTGAAAAATATAACTTTCAATAACACACACTTTACATTTTACAACAATGTAATTAAGAAACCTGCACGTTCTACAGTTGAAGAATATAACCAATTAGTAAGTTATGGTAGAAGTGGTAAATACTCAGTAAATGAAGGTGAATTACCTGAATCAGTGGATACTCAATACCGAAGACTTTCTGAATTGATCAAGTACAAAGGTATTGTTGGTCAAGTAACAGATGTTATTCTTCAAACAAACAACCAAATTGATGTAATGGCTCAAGAGGTACAAAGTAAAATGATACTTTTACTTCAATCTGTTGAGAATGAAATGCATTTTGGAGACAGTAATATTGACTCACTTCAATTTGATGGTGTTTTTAAACTTCACAAAAAAGCTAATAGTGATACTAATGCTGAATATTTTAATAGCCCATTTGTATACGATGCAAGAGGTAGTGTATTAACTGACGACATTCACAATGCTGTTGTTAGTAATGTAGTAAATAGAGGTTATGGTTTAGTAACTGATATATTTGCTCCACCTAAAGTATTCACTGACTATGTGGATCAAAAATATGATACTCGTAGAATTGTAAGTGGTGCTGAAGTACAAGAAGGTAAATTCGGGCAAAGAGTTACTTCTTTTGTTTCTCAGTTTGGAGAATTAATGCCAAGAACTACTATTTTTGGACGTAGATCAGTTGAAAGATATACTGCTGGAACTACTGCTGCTGCACAAGCAACAAAAGCTCCTGCTGCTATTACTCCCGATGGTGTTACTCCATTGGCTGCTGTAGCTGATGCTTCTGCAACTAAATTTGGAACAGCTTATGCTGGTGATTATTATGTAGCTGTTGCTGCTGTTAATCAATATGGTGAAGGTCCATTAACCGCATTAAGTGCTGCTGCTGTAACTGTAGGTGCTACAGAATCTATTGATATGAAATTCTCTATTACTGATAACGCTTATCCTGCAACAGGATTTGTTATTTACCGTTCAGAGAAAGATCCTGCTACTGCATTAGCTGATACTCCTTTATATCCCGTATTTTCAATCAGTACTACTGAATTGGCTGCTGGTTATGATGGTGCTGCTGCTGGTTTAGTAAGAGATAGGAACTATGATATTCCTAATACTGAGAATGCATTCTTGTATGAAACAAGAAATCCAGAAATCATAGCAATTAAAGAATTAGATAAGATGAAGAAATTGGATCTTGCAATCACAAATCCAACTTATCGTTTTGCGATTCTTTATTATTTGACAATGATAATGTATGCCCCACAAAAAGTAGGCGTAATTCGCAACATAGGAAGTTTAACTTCTTAATATTACATATTTCAAAGTATAGGGTATTTTTATTTACCCTATACTTATTTTTTAACTAAAAACTAAAAAAATGTCACAAATTACAATCCAAACAGACAAAAAACACAGAATTAATAAAAGTTTCATTATTGCTGGTAAAGAAGTTAAGTTTGATGAATATGGAATGGCAGAGATTCCAAATCGTTATGCAGAAGCAATTTTACTTGCAGATCCCACACTTATTATAGTAGATGAAGAAGATGCTAAGGAATTTGCAAAATTAAAAGAAGAAAGAAAAAATAAACCACAAGAAACTCCAGATATTGATATCATTGATGAAAATAAAAAATTTAAAAAGGAGATTAAGAAACTTGAAGGTGAAGTTGAAAAACTAACAAAGGAAAATGATGATCTTAAACATCAAATAGTAGATTTTGAAAGTAAATTAGAAGAAACTCCTGTTGAAACAGAAGAAGAAACTCAAGAAGAGAATGCAGAAGATGAAAGTAAAGAAGAGGAAGAAGGAGAAGTAGATTTATCTAAAATGAAAAAAGATGAATTACAGGCACTTTGTGGAAAATTAGAATTTGAAAAAGAAGAGTGGGAAGAATTAAATAAAGCAGATTTAGTAAAATACATCGAAAGTAAATTAGAAGAAACCAATGAATAATGCCTTCTATTAATTTCATAATAAAAAACAAAAAGAATAAAGGGTTAGTAGTTAACGGAAGGGAGCTTAAAACCCTTTATTTTTACGGTATAGATATAGTTAATCAACAAGGTACTCAATTAGATGATGTATCCTTGGAAACTTATATTCGACAAGCCCAAGAAGAAATCGAACAATATCTCTCTATTAAATTAATACCTCAAGTAATACAAGAGACAGGTGATTATTATAGAGATGAATTTAGAGGAACAGGTTTTGTAAAAACAGAATATATAGTAAATAAAGCACTAGAACTTGATGGTTATATAGGAGAACAAAAACAATTGAGTTATCCTGAAGATTGGTTAACAGAAAACAAAAGTAATGGCGTTGGTACAACTAGACAGATAATAGTAGTTCCTAATAGTAATGTAAATACTATGAGTATAAATGCTGGTTTATTTGCAGGTGCAGTAATACCATATTTAGGATTAGTAAATAGTAATAGTATAGGGAGTTATTGGCACAAAAAATACATAACGGGTTTTTCTTTTGATTTATTGCCTTATATTTTATTAGATTTAGTAGGTAAATATGCAAGTATAAGAGTCTTTAACTTGTTAGGAGACATAGTATTAGGCGCCGGAATTGCAAGTATGAGTTTAAGTTTAGACTCACTTTCACAATCAATAGCAACTACAAGTTCTGCGGAAAATTCGGCTTATAGTGCGAGAATAAAACAATATTTAAGTGAAATTAAAGAGTCTATGAAGAAACTTAAAGGAGTTTATAAAGGTATTAGTTTAACATCTATATAATGGCCAAAACTGTTCAAATATTAGATAGTCCAGATTTATTACAGCAACCTAATGTTGAATTTAGGGGGGATGATTTTAACGCTCTTATTTGGAAAAGAGGATTAGATGTCATTATTGAAAATGCTGTTAAATGTCCTTGTAAAACAAGAAATAATGATCATTTAAGTACTTGTAAGAATTGTTTAGGAACAGGATGGGTATTTATTAATCCAGTTGAAGATAGGGCAGTAATTTCAAGTATAAACAGTGAAACAAAATATAAGGAATGGAGTGAAGAAAAAATAGGGACTGTGAGTATATCACTTCAAAGAAGAAGCTATTTATCCTTTATGGACAAAATAACTATAAAAGATTCAGAAGTATTATATAGTGAAGTATTACAGCCTATTATTTATAATACTAATTTCTTTGCTTATACTATATATAGTATATTAGATACTGTAGAAGTGTTTAGATTTTTATCTAGAGATAAAGCGCTTCAATTATTGGTAAAGGATATAGATTATACTATTGATGATAATAAAATAATAATAACTACATCTAATGTTGCAGATTTAACTGCTTTGAAAGCAGATACAAATTATAGTAACTATAAAAAAACAATAGTAACAGGATTAGATAAGATTTATGAGTTTGATGAAACAAGTACAACTACACCAGATGATGCGAATGTAGTAAAACCCGATGATATTTTAGTTGAAAATGCAGGTAGATGGTTATTGTTAGAAAATTTCTCTATAAGTGTAAGATATAAACATAGATTGCAGTATGAGATTATTGATACACCACATACGATTCGTAATAACTATAAAATAAACAATCAAGGTAGGGAAGAGTTACAACAATTACCTGTACATGGAGTAGGAAGATTAGTTCATTATGTAATGGATGCACCTAATTTCGCAGCAGACAATATAATTGATAATAGTTACAACACATGATACCCTTTAAAGTAGACGTAAGTGAATTTGCACAAAAGTTTGCAATAACAGAACAAGATGTTAAGACTTTTACAGACAATATAGTGTCTGAAGTAGCTTATACGTTTGAGAATAATTTAATGCAAATTGCAGGTAGAGATTTAACTACTTCCAGAGACGAGTATCAAAAAAGTATTTATTCGAATAAAGTAACAGATGGAGTGTATGAAGTGGGTTTAAATGGATTTGTAGCTAATTCAGTAGAACAAGGAATTACTTCATTCGATCAAAAAGAAGGTTTTAAAAATAGTAGTAAGAGACACGAAACTAAAGATGGTGGTTGGTATTTAACTATTCCTTTTAAATGGAAGAAAAGTGGTGGAGTGGAGAGTGGAAGTCAAGTGTTTTCTAATATGATGCCACCAGAAGTAACAAAAGTAGCTGAGAAACTAGGCAATAAACAACAAATACAAAAACATCAAATTCCTAATTCAGTAAGTGAACCTAAGCAAAAAGTACCTAAAAGTAGGTTATATGAACAATATCAAAGAAAACACAGTGTTTATGAAGGTATAACTAAGACTAAAGACTCTTCAGGTAGAGGTGGATATACAAGTTTTAGAAGAGTGAGTAATAATAGTGAAGATAATTCATGGATACATCCAGGAATAGAAGAAAGAGGGTTATTTCAAAAGGCACTTACAACAATACAAAGCCAAGATGTTTTAAGTAGTATAGTAAGAAGACAAGTAAATCAATTAGTACAATGATACAAATGCCAGAATTAAAACTTCAAAAGATAATTGATGTTTTAATAGATAAATTAAGAGATGATTATAATAGTGCAACAGGTGACAAATCACAATCTGTTTTATATCGTATTTTTGGAACATTAGAATATGGTAACTATAATTTACTTGAAAATGCAGTAAGACTATTTGTAACAGACAGAGATGATCCTAATACACTGAAAACACGCATGATGTATGATAGAGAGAGAGCAAGTTTACCTACCATTCACGTGACAGTTCCTAATGAACAAAGTGGTGTTAGTGATGGGATAGGATTGGATGCTGGATATAATTCTAATGCAGGAATAGGAGAAACTCCCACTACAATGTCAGAGACTTATAATAGAACATTTGGTTCTAAGTTTAATTTGATTATTACAGGTAGGAATTCTTATGAAGTAATTGTAATATTTTATGTTTTGAAGATATTGCTTTATAATAATATAGATAGCTTAGAATATAATGGATTTAGAAATGCAAAAATATATGGGGGTGATTTAAAAATAAATGATCAAATTATGCCAGTTGCTTATATGAGAATATTAATTTTAGATTCATTTTATGAATTAGAGATACCTAAATTTGGACAAATAAATATAGTTAATAATATAAATTTTGAAGGAGAAGTTTACGATGGCTAAAAAAACACAAACATCTTCTAAACCAGAAGAAGCAAAAATAACAAAGGATTATACCATAAGGCAATTGTTTTATAGTGAGAAAAAATATGATGAGAATTTAATAAAATCATTAGAAAGAACTTTTGGAGAACAGAAAAAATCTATTAAAGATTGGGTAGATATACTTTCTTCTAAAGGTATTACTTTTTAATTCCAAAAATTTTTACTAAATTTACAAAAATAAAAAATCGTAAAATAAACAATTTCGGTGTTATGGATTTATATACACATTTGACATGGCTAGAGAAGTCAATTTTGAAGGAAAGAAAATTATACTGCCAGGAGTTTATTCTACGGTTAAATCAGGTATTAAAAACCCTCCATTATCACTATCATATGGTAATGTATTAATAATTGACACTGGTTCTGGTGCCAATTATGGTGGTGGAGCAGGTATAAACGGAACATTAGTTTCTGGTCAAGACGCAATATACCCAGTTAATAATATAGCAGATTTTAGAACTTTAACAAAAGGTGGTTATTGGTACACATTAGCTAAACCATTATTTGAACCAGTTAGACAACCAGGTATTAATGGTGTTAGTACAGTATACTATGTACGAGCAGCTACTACTGTACCTGCTGAAATGGTATTTACTCCAACAGGAGGAGGGACTAATGGAGGTACTTTTGAGGTACAAGTAAGAGATGAAGGTATTGTTGGCAACGGTACTTTATATGATGCTACCGAACTAAGTAAAGGGTATGCATTTAAATTAAAGGCTGGAGTTATTGATCCTGCTAAGTTTATTATTGAATTTTACAGAGGCACTTACACTGGATTAGCAGACGATGGTTTCCCTTATGGAGATGTATCAGAAGCAAATTCTAAACCTATTACAGTAGTAAAATCAAGAGAATTTACTGATTTTGATGATTTAGTAAGTTGGGCAGAAAGTGATACAACATTCCAAGAGTATTTTAAAATTAAAACATCTACAAAAACAGGAACTGGTGCAATTGATAGTGATGATTTAACAGCATATTCGTCTTACACATTAGCTACTGGTGGAACAGAAACTTTTGATGCCGCAGGTTTTTCAGCAGCATTAGAAGCAGTTGCTACATTACGTTATAGTTTTATTTTAAGTGATAAGTACGGAGATGATGCTCAAGACGCAAATAACGATTTATTATTAACTCATGTGTTAAGTCAAGATACATCATTTGAAAAAATGATATTTATTGGTGGTGGCGTTGATGATACTAAGTTTACACAAACTGGTGGATCTGTTCCGGCAGCACAACACTTTGATAGTGATAGAGTTGTAGTAGTGCATAGTGGTGTAAAAGTAGATAGTGCAATTACTCCTACAAGAGTAAGAAATTGGGACTCTTTATATCATGCAGCTTTAGTGTTAGGTAGAATTGCAGGTTTAGAGCCTCAAACGCCAGGTACGTTTAAAACTTTACCTATTAGAGGATTACAACATGAAATGACTAATAGCGAAAAAGAAATAGGATTACAGGCAGGAGTATTAATGTCTCATTACGATACTAATTTAATTACACCTGGGTATGTGATTTTACAAGCTGTTAATACATTACAGAACAATCTTAATCAAGTAAATGAAGACGGTACTACTTCTGAAATATCAATAAGAAGAATTGCTGCTCAATTAAATCTTGAATTAACTATTAATGCAAGAACAGATTTATTTGGTCAAGAAGAAGGTCCAAACTTGAATACTTTAACAGACAGAACTATTATAGATTGGACTGCTGGTCAATTACAGTTTAGAACAGCAACTCCTACTGATGATAATTTAATAATAGAGTTTAGAAATATTTCGGTTGAAACGGTACAAGATGCTAAATTTGTAACGTATGAATTTAAACCAAATGGTCCAGTGAATAAATTCTTTATTACTGGTTTTATGGTTGAATAAAACATATTAGATTATGGCAGACAAAACAGTAACAGGACCAATTGCTTTAATAAAAGTTAATGGGATAACTGTAGGAAAAATAAGAGATATAAGAGCAACAGAAACTTTTGCAAGGGGTGAAGTAAGAGGATTAGGCAATACTAATGCTCAAGAAGTCCCTATTCTTTCTCATTCTGGAACATTTTCAGTTGATGCATTTTTGATTGATTTAAAGAGTTCTGGTGTTAAGAAATTGATGAAAAGAGAAGTTGTATCTCCTGAACAATTTAGAAACACTTATTTATTAAGTGAAGACGGTATAGATATTTACATTTATAAGAAAATACCAAAGACAGTAGATGATACCTCTGGATTGGTAACAGCAGTGGACGAAAAGCCAGTGGCTATATTGAGACGTTGTTTTTTAGATAGTGAATCATTTAATATTAGTGAAAGTCAAATTTCAACACACAGCCAAACAGGTAGATTCTTAGATGAAATAATTTTTATATCATAATAGTACTAATTAAAAAATCGTAAAATGAAAGAAGAGAATTTAGAAAGAACTAAGACAATTACAATTAAAGGAGACAAGTTTATTTTTGATATTTCAAAAGTAAGTATTAATGATTATGTACTTATAATGAATGAGAAAATAAGAATTACAGATGGTTATTACGGTAAAATAGCAACATCACCTCTAATGAGTTCGTTTAATACAGCCAATATAGTCGATATGGTTGCTACGTTTAGAGTTTTGAAACCAGAAATAGAAAAATCTGTTGAAGGAGAAAATTTTAGCACATTAAATATTTTTGATGCTAAAGAATTATTAGAAGTGTATATTAATGAATTCTCTCCTTGGTATAGTGAGTGGATGAAGAAGTTTGAAGCACCTTTTATGCCTGTAGTAGAGGACGAAAAAGGTGAAGATGGTGAAGAGTAGTATAGACTTAGACATAATTAGTTGGAATAATAGATTTCCTTTGGACAAATGGTGGAGAAGAAAATATCATATACCTTATCTATCAAGTGAACATAGGAAATCTACTTTTTATAGTCAAATGTTCGAATACTTTGAAGATAAAATGTTAGAAGAGTATATAAATTCATCTGAAGTAGAAGAAAAAGAATATATTCCTATGTCTGGGAATTGGTGGAAGGGTAAGGAAATATCTAAAGAAGAATTTGATGATTGGTTGAAAACTCCTTTATAGCAATACATGGTTCAAGAAACAAAATTAAGGTTTAGTGCAGAAGATCAAGTAACTCCTTTAATGAAAAGGCTTAGACAAGAGTCTGAGCAATTAGGTAGGGAGATGATTCGTGATGCACGTTCTTATACTACATCTGGCAAAGAAGCATTGAGATATATAGAAGACCAGATTCGTGCTATTGAAAGAAGGAGTAAAGCAGATAAAGAGAGTCGTATTGCTGAATTAGATATAGCAAAGAAAAGGGGTGGAATTAGTGAACCAGCATATAAACAGCGTGTTTCTGCCATATCAACAGAATCTAAAATTGACCAACAGCAAGTTTCTTTATTAAGAGAATTAATAGAAACTGTTAAGAATACTTCCAGAAGAGAAATTATAGAAAACCGTAAAGGTGTTGAAACACAAATAAAATCTGATAAGTCTGTTGAGAGATTAGGTGTTAGTGGAGATGAATTATTAGCATTAAAAAAGACACTTCAAAGACAAGAAATAAGTGAAGTAAAGGCTCAAGAGACTAAAGAAAAAGAAGAGTTTCGTTACGGTAAAGTAATGCAAGGTGGTATTGGCGCTGCTGAAACTGCTGCTGGTAGTAGAAATCAATTTTTTGCAATAGCAGCAGGATTGGCTGCGATTCCTTTGTTTGGTAGAGCTTTAAGTGGAGTTGCTCAACGTGGATTGGAAGCAGCTACTATGTATCAAAGAGGATTGGCTGGAATGAGTCAATTATCTGGACAAGGACAGGGTGAATTTACAATAGGGAACGCTTCTCTAAGGGGTTTTGGAGAAACAAAGGCTTCATTTTTAGAAAGACAAAGAGCAGTAGCAATAGCAAGAGGTAGTGTTGCAGGGTCTAAGCAGAGTGCTATGGATATGATGTTTCTTGAAAAAGGAACAGGATTGAATAGAGATATGTTCTTAGAATTAGAGAAATTTACTCGTGCAGGTGGTAGTGGTGCTACACGTGGAACAAAAGGATTGATAGGTGGTTTGCGTGGAATTGGTGCTATGGAAGGTACTGATATAAGTTTATTAGGAGAATACTTACCTATTTTAATAAATCTTCAAAGAGAACAATTACAAGTAACAGGAGAGGTAAAAGAAGGTATTTCTACTGATTTAGTTGCAGGAATAGCAAGTTTAGATGATACATTTAAGAATCCAGATGTATTAAAGAATGTATTGCCTCAAATAATGGGAGGAATGAGGAATCCTTCCACTCCACAAGTACAAGCACTTCAATATAGTATTTTAAGTAGATTAAATCCAAACGCCAGTTTGACTGATCTACAAATGGCACAAGAAAATCCAACAGTTCAACAATTTCAAGCTACTATGGGTAGGTTGAAAGGTATGAGTGGTGGTAATAGAGATGTGTTGGTTCAGAATATAAAAGGAATGTTTGGTGTTTCTGCTACTATGGCTAATAGAATAGCTGGTGGCGAAATAGATGTTTCTGAATTTGCTGGTAAAGAAGGTAAGATTGATTTTAAGAGATTAGCTGCTCAAAATAGAGGAACAACATATTTAGATGAGGCTTCTGCTGGTTACACTAGGACTTTTGAAACAGGTGGGGATACAGCAGTAAGAGCAATTAAAGATTTAGAATTGTCTATAAAAAATATAGGTGAAGACTTTAAGGAAATTAAAAATATTATGAAAAATGCATTTGAAGGAGACGGTTCTGCTATAATGGCATTACAAACATCTAACTGGAGTGGATTTTTACGATTAGCTGGGGCTATTGCTAAGTTAAAAAATAGTAAAATTTTTACAGGAAGTGAATAAGTATGCTACAAGAATACGAAATATATACACATAAAGACCCAAATATAACTACTGTTACGGATTTATTAAATAATCCCAATGGTATGATGGCTGCTTTTAAAGGCAAAAAAGAAGAGTTCTTAAATTATGATGGAGACGGTAATACTGATAGTAATTTAGATAGAATTTGGAATAAATATAGTAAACAAGAACAAGAAGATAATCCCAAAACCATATCTATTGATTTATTAAAACCAAACACTCAATTAATAATTCCTAAGAGTCAAATAAAAAAAGAATTAGAGATAATAAGGGGAGTTGATCAATTTGTAGAACAAAAGGATTTTAATGCTTTTTACGGTCAAAGTTTACTGCAATTATTAAAAGATCCTTTATATACTCAAAAAGTAAGATATAGATATAATAAGAGTCTGTATAAGTTTACAGACGAAAACACTTTCACATCTATAATGCCACACTTATCTGTATGGATTTATGTAGGTAGTTTAGATAAAATATTAAATATATCTAGGTTTATAAATAATTGTAGTACAAGTGTAAATAAACAATCTGGGAATTTTCAATTTAGCTTACCTTCTATTGTTTCTGTAGACGATGCAGATTTATATAATTTTTCAGAAAATGAAGAATTTTATAGTAACAATAATTTAATAAATGTAGAAGGAGATAATAACGAATTTTACTTCCATAAGATTATTCAGAATAATGATATTGTTTTTATAAAATTTGAAGAATTAGAATTAGAGAAAGAAAGAAAAAATGATTTTGTAATAGATAAAAGCTCCTTACCTAATCAAATATATGATATGATAGGGTTAGTAGATACTAATTCTAAATCAACTTCTTTTGCTAGTAATGATGTAACAATTACTATTACAGGTAGGAATTTCATGAAATTACTTATAGATGATGGAAGTTATTTCTTTCCTTTATTATTTGTAGAAGGCAGTCAAACAACATTTGTTAATGATCAAGAAGATGATAGATTAATTAAGAGAACGTTTGTTACAGGCAATTATGATCTATTGTTTGCTAATATGTATAGGAGTGTAAGTGATACTTTACAGTTTATCATTAATCAATTAGCAAATTTAGGGGTTGTAACAAAAAAAGAAGATTTGTTTGTTTCTTATGGAGATAGAAGAACAAAGGTTTATAGACTAGAGAATGAACAAGGGCAAGCATCTCAGGATTTACATATAGGTGTATGGCAAATAACAAAATTATTGGTAGACGAAGCTGTTTCAGACAGAAGATTGGCAGATTCAAGTGTAAGTCAACCTAATGGAAGCCTTATCAATCAATTTCAGAAAGTTTGTCAAGAGCCGTTTGTAGAGTTTTTTATGGATAATTACGGCGATTTCACTAATTTGATAGTTAGACAACCACCTTTTACAAAAAGCCAAATTAATTCAGTTTTAAAAGGAACTGTTACAGATAAGAATTTAATTAAAGCACAAAATGAAGGATTAAGATTTTCTCAATCATTTATAGAGCAAAATACAGTCGATTTATTATTAAGTATAGATCCAGAAGATATAATATCAGAAGAGATAGAGTGGGAGAACGAACAGATATATAGTTGGTATCAATTAGATCCACAAGGGGCATTTTTAGGACAAAGAAACAGTATTCCATTGGCTTATTTACCCATTATTTATTTTCCTCAATATGCAAATAAATGGGGGTGCAGGAGATTAAGTTATGTTTCTAATTATATAAGTCAAAGAGCATTAACAGGACAAGATTCAGATATAAGTAATGATTCTTTTAAAAGAGCAATAATAAACGATTATGTTTATATGTTGGATAGTCATGTTTATTTGCCCTTTACTCGAAAAGGAAGGATTACTATAAATGGAGATAGGAGATTTAAAATAGGTACATGGATAAGACATAAAGGAACAGGTGAAATTTATTATGTAGATTCAGTTAGCAATAATTTTTCAATATCAAGAAGTTCAATAGACAGAACAACTACCTTAAATCTAAGTAGGGGAATGATTGAAAAATACGCTATTTATAAAAAAGAATATAAGAAAACAGACATAAGTTATTTTAATATCGTAGATACAAAAACAATAAAAGAAACACTGATACAAAATTTAACAAGTGCAAATACAAAACAAAGCAAACCAAAAGTTAATGTAAAGAGTAATTTTTTAGTAAATGATGAAGTTTTTGATTTCTTTTACCAAAGACAACAATTTGAATAATTATGAGACCAAACCCAGTACAACAAATAGGAATAAGAAATAAGAGATATCCAAGTGGTACTTGTTATTTAATTATACCTGAAAATGTAGATAGAGATAAATATGTTAAGGGTTGTTATAGGACAGGTAGAGTTGCAGTATTAATGGACGATGGTAGTTTTATACCTAACGTCCCTATTGGATTAAGTATTTTAAAAGATGTTGATTTTCCTAATGAAGTAAAAGAATTGGGTAGTCAATTGATTTGGGTTAATCACATGGTACACAATAAGCCTATTATCATAGATAGAATATTAAAAGATGATGAAGCTATTGATTTAGATGAAAACGAATTTGAATTAGAGAAATATACAGAAAATGGTTTTGTTTCTATTAGAGGAGTTGCAAAAGAAGGTAATTTGTTTATAAATGTAGAAGGTAAAAATTCTAATGGAGGCAAAATATATATTGATGTTTCTAATGAAGATGAAGAAGGCGATATAATTCTTAATTTAAAGGGTGATTTAAGGGCTGAATTAAAGAATTTGATATATAATATACTTGAAGAGTGGAACATTGAAAATACAGGTGGGATTAATATAAATTCAAAGGAAGATATTAATATAAATCCAACGGAAGATGGTAAGAAAGTAAATTTAGGGACAGGTGACGAACCAATATTGTTAGGAGATAAAACTGTTGACGAATTAAGTAAAGAAGTTCAAGCTTTAACAGATTTATTAACAAGTATTGCTAATATAGTTCCTGTTAATGTTGTTAATGGTTCTCCTGATGCAACTTGGGCATCTTGGCAATCTGCTGTGGCAACAATAACTCAAAGAGGTAGTTTAGATAATGTTAAATCAGAGAAATCTTTTACTCAATAAAGCTTTTTAATAAGATATAAATTTATTATTTTTATAAAAACTAAAAAGAAGAGATGTCGCTATTAGGTACAAAGAATAGATATGGTGATTTAGTTAGAAGTTTGGGAAAATCTGCTTTGAATGCTATTTATCCTGAAGATTTTGAAGTTTATTTAATTGCCTTTGAGTTGGTTGATTCGCAAGATCAAACTCTTGAATTTTTTTCTTTCCCTATAATGCCTTCTAATATAACTATTGCAGAACCAGAACTAGTTAATATAAAGAAAGTAAACAAAGGAATTGTTAGTTTAAAAACTACATCATTTATCCCTAAAGATATAAACATATCGGGTAATTTTGGAAGAACATTTAGGTTAATAGTAAGAGATAAAGTAGTTGATTTTACAAGTTTTAAGGGTTCTTTGGGTTTATTAAATGGAGAGTTTCAAGGACCAAATATAAAGACAGGATTTGGGAGTATTAAAGTTTTAAAAAGACTATTAGAAGGAACTAAAGTATTAGATCAAAAGGGTAATCCAACAAGATTGTATTTTTATAATTTTGCATTTAGTGAAAATTATGTAGTAGAGGTTGTAGATAAATCTTTTAATCAATCCAAAGAAAGTAATATGATTTGGAACTATAATGTAAGTTTAAAAGCAGTTGCACCTATAACAAATACAGTAAGAGATAGAAAGTCGTTAATTAGTATATTAACTCCAAGTTCTCTACAAAAAGGAGTAAATACGTTAGCATCTAATATAAGTAGTGCATTACCAATAATATAAAATATGTTTGACGATTTTAAAGACATAACAGGTTATGATTTAGAAGCTTATTTCAGGAGATTTGTTGATTTTGTCAATAACTTTTCTCAAAATATTATTGATTACTATAAAGGTGAAGTAGAGAGTTTAGATAGGGACTCTTATGGTGAATATCAATCTTTATTAAAAGAATCTGATTATGTTATTAATTTATTTGATTTAAACATGGAGAGATTCCCAACAGTTAATTATTGGGAATTAATGGAATATGCCGATGATATAAAAACAAAACTATTAACAATAGGTAATTTTAGTAAATTTGCAAGAAGTTCAGTAAAAAAAGATTCATTTAGTAGTGATGTACAGATAGAGATAGCAACAAGAGACAACGAAACAATAGAGGAATTAATAGCCAGATTAGGTTCTACTGATAGAGACACTGATTGGATGGATGTTGCTATTGACAATAGATTAGAACAAGAGGATTATACAACAAGTGATGGTGGGATATTATTGAAAGTAAATTATAGGAATAATGCTAAATTCTTTATTGAAAGTATAATAGATAATCCAGAAGGAGAAAAAATAAAAGGATTGGATTTAGATAAAAGATTGCAATTTGTTGATAATGATTTGAAAGTGTTGGGTTATGACGATACATTATTACAAACAATGAATATATTGATAAATTTACGTAAAAATGATAATCCAGAATTTCCACAATATGGTATAAATCCTTCTCTAATTTCAGGAATGAGTATAAAATCAGTTGCTTTACCTTCTGTTTTGAGACAATTATATCAAACTTTTTCAACAGACGATATAGTAAAGAGATTGGAAGTTAGTGATACAGAATTTGATTTAGATAATATAAATATGAAAGTAAACATAAGCATTAAATCGGGAGAAGAACAGAAATTAGCCTTAGATTTATAATGGAAACCAAATTATTAACAATAGATAGATTAAAAGAATTAATAACAGAGTTATTTTATGACAAGACAGATAAGGTTACTAAGGTTACAGACAATTCTGTTATTAATGCAGTGTTTTATGGAGTTGCTAAAACAGGACAAAAAGCATTAGTTGATATAGCAAATATAGAGGCGCAATTATTCCCAGAATACGCAACAGGTAATTTATTAGATAATGCAGCAGCAAGACTAGGTGTTGCACCTAGATTTGGAGCAAGTGGATCTTCTACTTTTGTAAGATTAGTGGGTGCACCAGGAACAACTTACTTAGCTGCAACACATACTATAATAAGTACAAGTGGAGTTGTTTTTGAATTTTCAAGCAATGTAACGATTCCACAAGACGGATATATCTATGCAAATGTAAGTAGTAGAGACACAGGAGCAAGAACTAATGTAAACCCTTACACTTTAACGACAGTAAGTCCAGTTCCAACAGGACATGATTATGTAATTAATGAATTCAAGGCTATTGGTGGAGCAGATGCAGAAGACGATAGTAGTTTTAGACAAAGAATTATTAATTATCCTAATTTACTTTCTGAAACAACACTTGAAAAAATGAATCAAGTATTTATAAAACAAAATAATAATGTTTTAAGAACTATTTATAAGGGATTGAGTATTACAGGTAAAAATAAATTGGGTATTTTAACACAAGATGGAAGTGAATTAACAACTACTGAATTAGATGATTTATTAAATTATGTTAAAACATATCTTTCTATTAATGATTTAAGAATAGAAGGAAATGATATAGTTGGGATTGAATTAGAAAATATAGATTTCTATCCTATAGATGTAGATTTTAGAGTAGATATTGCAGCTAATTATGATGCAGATTCATTGAGGGTGGAAATACAAACAAAGTTTGCAAGATTAGTGGATTATAGATTTTGGGAAGATGGTGGAGTAGTACAATGGGATGATTTATTACAGATAGTAAAAGATACACAAGGAGTTAGATCTGTGCCAGATAAAAGATTTTTACCTCAAAGTGACATAGTTGTACCTATTGGACAATTTCCAAGATTTAGAGGTTTTATTATGCGAGATTTATCAGGATCAATACTTGTTGACTCTCAAGGGAATTTAGATCCAGTTTTTTTTAGTAATACAATTAATGAAATAAATAACGTATTGTAACATGGCAATAATATTACAAACAAATACGGTTTTAAATATAGTAGATGGTGATTTTACGTTAGTTACTACTTATAGCGGTGGAACAAATCCAAATGTTACTTACACTTACACTCTTACAGTAACAGATACAAATAGTAATATAATAGAGGGAGCTATAGTTACTATAAATAGTATTGAATATATAACAGATAGCAATGGTCAAATATCAGTAGATTTAGAAAGAGGGAATTACGTAGCAACAGTTGTTAAAACAGGATATGTAGGAGACAGTGATACATTTACTATATTAGATGCTAATGTTAGTAATTTAGTACAATTAAGTATTATCGGTAGTTTTGATGAAAGCTTTGATGATAGCTTTGAATAACAATAAATTATGTCAGTAAAAGGCACAGGAACAATAAGAACAGAAACAGAAACAGCTATATATACAAACACATCTAATTTAATTAGTGGTGATGATGTACAAAAGGCTATTGTAAATACACTAGATTCTTTAAGTAAAGACACTTATGTAGACACCATTCCTTATGAAATAGGAGAGAGTGTAATATTTGACGATGGAACTACTAAGAAGTGGTATTTATGTATAGCAGGAACAACACCAGGAGAATCTCCAAGTACTCATCCAGCTAAATGGACAGATATATTAGAAACAGTAAAAAAAACTGATATTATTCCTAAATTAACAGACATAGGAACAAATAATACATCATTGTGGGTAATTGATCCTAAAGGAGCTTATTATAATGGGAATACGTATATCACATATAATGATTATGATGATAATCTTCGTAAGGTTGCAAAATTTAATCATGTTGATAGAACATGGACTGTAGCCACATGGACACAAACATCGTTTACTGACGGAAGCTTAAATAATAATGGTAGAGATTATGCTCATTGTGCACCATCAATATATATTGATAGCAATGGTTATATTTATTTACCATATGGAGGTTATTCTAATGGATATATGTATATAGTTAAATCAACAAATCCTGAAGATATTACATCATTCAATTTAGAAGTTGTTGTTGAATCAGGACTATCTGCGGCAACATATCCTACTCTTTTTGAAATTGGGTCAACTTTGGTTCTTTTTTATAGAGGTAATTATTCTACAGATCAGACGATTTCAAGAGCGTTATCTATTGATGGGGGGTCAACGTGGACTGATGTTATTAATATAACAACGTACTATCCATATTATCAAGTCAGAAAAGATACAAACGACAGAATTCATTTAGTCTGGCATGCAAAACCATCCGCAAACGAAAACATCTACTATGTCTATTCTGACGACATTACATCAACATCGCCTACGTGGAAAACAGCGGACGGGACGACCGTGTCAATTCCATTAGGTATTACAGATGCGCTTGTATTTGATTCTACGGGTTGGGATAACTGTTATATTCTTGGATGCATTCCTGATGATCTGCAGGGAATTCATATATTTGCATACCTGAGTCATTCAACAAACACTGACCAGTTAGTTCATTTTCGTTGGAGTGGTAGTGCATGGGTACAGATTATAATAGCCGAAGAAAATTTAACATCATGGACGTTAGGTTCAATACAAGGAGATGTTAAGTTTCAAGATGGAAATATCTACTTGCTTTCAGAATATATTGAAGGCGGAATTTCAGAAAATAAAGAATGGGTAAGTTATGATAGAGGATTAACATGGCAGTTCAATAGATATGTTACAGTTGGATCAGTAGCTACTACAGCTAATCCATTTTATATCAAAGATTCTCGTGAGTATGGATGGTTTGAAGGAAGTGATGATTATGGAGTAGGTAAGAAGATATACAAAGGTGAATTGCCTGATGGAGATATGAAGACGTTTGTATATGATCCACAAGGATTTAAAGAAGATATTTTTAGTAATTCTATAAGAATAGCTAAAGCAGAAGTTCTATACACAAACACAACGCAAACAACTATTATAACATTGCCGGCCGGTGCTGTGATTTGGGACGTTGGAATAGATGTAGATACAGCATTCAATGATTCTGGTACTGATTTGTTAGATATAGGCATAACATCAACCGCAAATGATATACTGAACGATTACGATGTTTCAACAACATCGTTTGCGAATCAATTATTATCAGACAACCCTTATAAAATTACATCCTCAACCGATGTAACTTTTATTTATACAGGGCAGAATTCAGACGCAACACAAGGACAAGCATTTATTTATATACATTATAGTTTACATTAATAAATAATTAAAAAATCGTAAAATGAAAGAAGAGAAAAAAGAACAAACCAAAATTGAAAAAATGCAACAGAGATTAAATCAATTGGTTGCAGAACAAAAGTATTTTATTAATCAAAGTAATGAATTTGCTAATAAAGCAAATATACATCAAGGTAGAATAGAAGAATTACAATATCAACTTGAAGAACTGAATAAAGAAGAATTAGAAAAAGCTAAATAATGGCAATACAGTATAACGATATAACAGCAATAGGGGATGTGTTTGTAGTAAAATCAAACACTCCCATAATTGGTATTCAAGGAGTAACAGGATATACAGATGATGTATTGAATGAAACTGCAACAAGATATTTTACACGTGAATTTAGATATTCAATTAATGGAATATCTTATTCAGAGTGGATAGCTTTGACAAATACTAATTTACAAAATGAATTTATAGATGAAACAGATATATTCGACATACAATATCGTTATACTCGTACAGGAACAGATGATACAGGTTTTTTAACATTTAATTCTATTAGTCTAACGGGATTAATTACAGAAGTAGTGAATCCTAAAATATTCACTGATTTATATTTTAATAAATTTTTTAATTATAATGATGATGGAGTATTAAGATGGGCATTAAATGTATTAGATAAATTATATAAAAGAGGAATAATAGCAAAATATGTAGAAAGAGGAGAAATAACTAATGGAGATGATGATGATTACTTAGCTTTTTTTGGTGCAATTACACATTTCTTTGCTATTTTAGTAAGATATGCTAGAGAGTTTAAAGATTTCACTTTAAATGATGTATTGTTACTGGAATATTTAAAGCAAAAGAATGTATTTCTTTGTGATGATATGTCTCTTTCTGATTTACAAAATGTTTTATCTAATTTATATATAAATTTTTTAGAAAGAGGAACTAATGAAATAGTTAAAAAAGCAGGAGAAGATGGGAGAGTATATGATGGTGAATTATTAAGATTAATATGTAAAGATGATGTAGATGAATTTATATTTGGATTAATAGAAAAAGAAAAAACTATTTGGAATGTAAATAATAATTCACCTCTATATAAAGGAACAAAAGATGCTATAAACTTAGTAAAGGCTTATGAATTTGAACAAGATGTTCAGGATTTAACAAAATACCCTATAATAGATTCAAGTAATTATGTAACAAAACAAAGTTATGATGTAGATCATACAGGAACAATAAGGATATTAAACGTTAACCCTACAAGCGGAACTGAATTTGCAGGTATAGGAGATGCTGAAAACCAAAGTAAATTAATATTGATTGATCCTAGAATGAATTACGAAATATCATTCAGTATATTACAACAAGTTTTAGGAGATTATTTGTATATGAATGTTAGATTATTTGATGAAGATGAAAATTACTTGACAACAGGAACTATATCTGCTGTAGATGGTAGTTATACAGGAGTAGCTATTGATAATGAATCTTTATTAAAAAATGGTATATTTTATAAAATAAAAGTTTTGTTGTTTAGTCAAGCTATTGAAGATGATCCAAAATATGTATTAGATATAGGATTTGGGAATCACTTAATAATATCAGATGCAAATGCTAAATATATGTCGATAGAATTAGGCTCTCAAATAGTTTCTGGAGGTGCTTATGATGGTAATAATCATATAAGAATTTGGGATTTCAAAGTGAGACCTGCAATTGAGAATTATGCTAATGGATTTGTAATGATACCTAATATGTTAGTTACCTATATTGAAAACAATTCAGAATTTTTAAATCAAAATGTAGAAAATAAAATAAGGAGGTTTTTGTTACCATATAATACTGTTTTAAAGAATCAATTTTTAGATGAATTATCTGATTTAACAGGAACTCCTTTACAAATAAATATTATTAAAACAGATGAAACTATTTTGAATTCAGAAAATGGAACAATAACTATAAATGCAATAGGTGGAATTGAACCTTATGTTTATAGTATAGATAATGGAGTAACTTTTAATGATACTAATTATTTCACAGATTTAGCACCAGGAACATACAATGTAGTTGTTGAAGATTCAGCAGGTACACAAGTAACTGGTTCTGTTACTATAGATCAAGGAGTTAGTGATTTAGCTATTGAACTATTTGGGACACCAGCTTCTAAATTAGGTGTTTCGGATGGAGAGATAGAAGTATTAGTGTCAGGAGGAATATCTCCTTATTATTATTCTTTAAATGATGTAGATTATCAAGTTAGTAATAAATTCACAGGACTGTCTATAGGAAATTACACAGTATATGTTAAGGATTCAGTAGATAATACAGTAAATAAATCAATAGAAATAACAGCAGTAAGAGACAATTTATTAACCGTTACTGTAAGAGATGAAAAATCAGTTGTTGTGGAAGGGGTTTCAGTTAATATTACTAATTTAAGTGGGTTTAATGAAACTGAAATTACAGATATTAATGGGCAAATAGAGATATTGTTAGAAACTGGAGGCTATAATTTGACATTTACCAAATCTGGATATAAAAAATTAGTTATTAACAACTTATCTGTTGTTGAAGATAGAAGTTACAATACTACTATTCAAACATATTATACTTTAGAAATTCAACATGAAATGGATCCTGGCATATTAGCTGATAGAATAGTATTTACATCTATATTTACTCCTAATGGTCAGAGTCCTTTGAATTATGAAATTAATTTTGCTTTAGGTGAGCCAATACCATTATTAACTATTAATTACTTAATAGCTGGTAATTATAAATTTAGGAGCACTAGATATTTCAGGGATTCAGGTGGAGTTCCAACATCAACCTCTTACACATTAACTGGTGACGATTTGATTAACATTATATTAGAACAAATATAAATATTATGAGCAGATTAAATATACAAAATGATTTGTTCTTGGGGTTACAAGAACTGCAAAGAGCAAATAAATTCCTGAAAGAAGATGGATATATAAGGCTATTTAAGTCTATGATAAATTCTTTTGGAATAGTAAAAGTAGACTCTGATACGAGTTTCGATAATTTCAAAGTAACAAATGGATCAGCTAATGGAACAATTCAAATAGCACAAGATTCTTATGCCATTGATTCAAATATAGATATAATATTCCAAGAAGCATTAAATGATATAGCAGTTCCTAGTGATAGTGCTTGGTATTGGGTTAAAATATCTTATGTAGAAAGTGGAATAGAACAAGGACAGGTTAGTGTGTCTTCTGATGGAGATTTAACAGGAACTGATACTGAATTTTCTAAAGTATTAAGAGATCAAAGCAATTATCCAGTTAAAATAAATTTCCCAGGTTCTTTGATTAATACAGGAGATTATCAGGTCATAAGTGTGTTGAGCGATACTTCTGCTATAATTGCTGGGGATTTAACGGGTGAGAATAACTTAGATTATAAAGTTATAGGTAGTTTTACTCCAGGTATTTCACCTTCTGGTAGTGATAGATTCCCTTATTTCTATGATAGTTGCAGTATTGATTTAGTAGAAGAGACAGTAGTAGATACGCCACCGGCAAAAACAAGTGGAACAGAGTTTTATATTGCAAGAGTAAGAAACACAGGAGCAGCTTTAGCAGATATTCAAGACAAGAGAACAGAGTTTTTTACAGCAGCAGGAGAAAATGGTGGATGGATAGAACCTAGTTTGAATGCTAACTTTACACAAGTTGCAGGTCGTGAGATAGAATATAGAAAGAATTATATAGGTGAAGTAGAAATAAGAGGTGCTTTTACGACTACCTTAACTACAGGAACAATATTTACATTACCTGAAGGCTACAGACCTATAAATACAGAAGTGGGTATTTATACAACACATGATTTTGATGGATTGAAAACACTGATAGTGGATTCAGATGGTAATGTAAGTTCAGGAGCTACTACAGGTAATGATTACGACACTTCTAATGCAAATATTATAGTTAATATAAAATTCAAAACTTCTTAATTATGTTAAAATTTTATTATACAAATATAAGTGAGAATGGAGGAATTCAAACTCGTTCAGATTTAAGTTTAGGAGGGTATAAGAGTGCAACAGCAGTTCCTAATGATAGTGTGGGTAATTTATTTAGTGATATTTCAGTATATTCAGTAAGAGAAAATAGAGATGAGTATATTGCATTAACTCTAGTAAATGAAACAGGAGCAGAAGTAACAGATGTGACTTTGTATTTTGATTATCCTGAAAATAGGCAAAAAGATATAGAATTAGCATTTGTTAATTTTAATGCAAGTGATGAGATTGAGATTATTCCTAATTCATATTCTAAGCCTTTTAATGCTGTTTTTAATGCAGCAGATGGAGTGAATAATGCACTAAATATAGGTACACTTGCAGCAGGAGCAAAAATAGGTGTTTGGTTTAAAAAAGTGTTAAATATAAACAATATAAAATTACCATATAGCGATTTATCATTAGAAACTAATGGTAATCCATTAATAGAAACAGAAGATATCTCTTTGATTGTCAGTTGGACATAGTTTTTGGGATTTATTTCTTTTTTAGTTTGGAGAAGGGTAAAATGAAATATTTTTGACTTTCTTTTTGTTTATTAAAATATATTTTATATATTTATATTGTAAAAATAAGTGGCAATAGATGAAACAACAAATATACAATCTACTTTGCAAGTACTATGAAAAGATATACCAAAAAGTATTAAAACGTGGAGACTTTGTATTTATCCCTACTAAAAGAGAAAAAGTACAGATAAGTAATTTTGTAGACTTTTTAGATGAAGAAATAGGAATAAATTCAATAGGAGAAGATTGGATATTTAATTATACTATTTATATATTTAAACAAAGAAAAGAACAAAAGACAAGATATAAGAATCACATTCCAGTAAATTGGATATATGGTAAGAAGTCATATGAATTATATCAAAAAAGACATGAGAAGTGGGTTTATTTCAACGATAAGTTTATAAGTGAATATAATATAAGGAAACCAAACTTAGAGGAGCAAATGGAGTTAAACACAGAAGAGTATTATGAGAAATTACGTAAACAATACTATGATCAAGAATTTCCTCTAAGTTGGTGTTTTAATACAGTTGTTTATAACAAAAAGAGTAAATATTGTTTGAGGTGTAAAAGTAAAATGGATTGTAAGATATTGAATAAATAAGGAAGGTTGAGGGTGAAACAATTATCTTTAACGATTGCAGATATGCCCAGTTTGGGATTAAATAGTAAAAACTTTAAATTATAGATAAAATGAATAAAAATGTAGAAACTTCAAATGAAACACAGATACCCAAATTGGGTATATCTGATGTTATGCACTGTGATTATCAGCAAAAACTTTTTCACGAAATTGTTGGTATGAAACACAGAATGCAAGGATTGGCTGGATTTGTCCAAAACGATTTTGATAAAATGTTGGAAGATGGTACAACCACTAAAGATGGAATTAAAGAAGCAATTGAAGATATGGACAAATCGTTTGATAAAGTGATAAACGAAATGAATATACTTCGTGAAAAATGTAGAGTGATAATGTCTTATCATTGCGCCTAACGGACGAGTGTATGAATAGTAAAATTACGGATATGGAAAAAGTATATGAATTTTGGTATAACGACTGCATTTACGAAAGTGCGGCTGCTTGTATGAGTTTGCACAGAACACGCAAGGGTGCAGAAATGGCAATGGAATTTCACAAAGAGCAGAAACGTAAGGAGTTTGAAGAACTCTACAAAGATGAGGATGATATTGACTGGACTTTTGATAGTATGAGTGCGTGGGGTGTTTCTGAAAGGGAAGTAGTTGAGTAATTTTATTATTTATACACATTGTTGTGGTGGCGAAGCGAACGTTTTAATGCACCACAACGGTTGGGTGTATGAGCAGTAGCCGAACACAAAACTTGATTAGAAGTAGAAACTTAAATATTAACAACTGCAATAGTTTAAACGCCTAACAGCTATTGCTTATACACTTTGTTAGGCAACGTTTTTATGAAAATAGCAATGATACCAGCAGATAATAATGGCAATATACTTTGGCTAAAAGAACTAAGGACTGAAAATAGCAGGGCATTTATAAAATACAAAAGCACTTATAACGATATGCCATTTGCCGAAACTGAAATATTTGCAGTTGATGGCGGGAAAAACTTTGTAATTACAGGCGACGACGGAACTATACTATACCGATTTTCGGCAAATTGGTTGGTTGGATTAAATGTTGCCTAACGTTAAAATATAAAAAATCGTTGCGATTATGAATGAGGAACTATTTGGAGAATTACACGAAGAAGAACAATATGGCTTGTTTGGTCAAGAACATCACAAGCAATGTTTTTTATATAGTGTTAGCGACCGTACTTCACCTAATAATAGGCTAAAAATAGAGCCTGTGTTTGATGGAATAAGTACAGCCGTTTCACAATATAAGGTAACTGACGACTTAGGTAGTATATGGATGGTAGGAACAAGAGAAGAATGCGATGCGTATTTGTATGGTCGCTAACGATTGAGTGTAACCGCATGTAGCGGATTAAATAGTAATAACTTATCAAAATAAACGAATATGAACAAAGAGCAGAATACTTCGCAAACCACAGAATCCGCTATTGCGGTTGACACTGTGTTAGCAACTGGGCTTTATTGTATTAAAGTTCAAGCTAATCATGATTGTTGGATTGCCGATTGGAATGGTGACCCTGGAAGAACATTAGTAAAAGAAAACGCAAAAACATTTAAACGTAAATCGGATGCTGAAAAGTTATGCAACGAAATGAAGATAAAATATCCAAATCGAAATGTTTGGGCCGATGTCTTTTAGCCTTGTTGCTAACGTTTTGAATATGTGGCGGCTTGTGTTGCGCCTGCGGCAAGCTGACATATATTTGTTGTTACCAACTGGCGGTTTATGCAGGCGTTGATTAAATGAACAGAAGTAATAATTAAATATTTTTTAGGGAGGGTTTTTATGATTTTAAAACACAAAAGAGACAAGTTGCTTCAAGATATTTCAAGTGATTTGCATTTGGGTAGAATATCCGCAAAAGAAGCAATTGAAGAAGCTAATCTCTTAAATCAAACAACAATGCAAATAACGAAAGCATACAATGTGCAAATATGGGTAGGATTACAAGAAACCTACGATAAAGAAAAATTGCATACAATTAATGAAGTTGAAACCATTTGCCAAGATTTTGTAAATGAAGTTAAAGATTGTGTAACTGTAACACCAACAAAGTTTAAATATGTGAATGGGGGTGAAAACGGAGCTGTTATCGGCTGGATTAGTTATCCAAGATTTCCAAGAAAACGAAAAGAAATAAGAAAACGTGCTTTGGCTCTTGCAGAAAAATTAATGAATGAATTAAACCAGTACCGAGTAACGGTAACAACGCCACTTAAAAGCTATATGCTTGAAAATAAAAACGTAGAACGATGAGCAAAGAAGACAAAGCAATTAAATTTATAAGAACCATAGCAGCCAACACAAACAAGCCTTTATATGCAGGTAATAGTGGCGGTAAAGACAGTGCTGTAGTTGATAAGCTATTGCAGCTTAGCGGTATTGAATACCAAAGCTACTACACAAACACCACTGTTGACCCCAAAGGTACAATAAAGCATATTAGAGAGCATTACCCGCATACTGAAATACTACACCCAAAAGAAAGCTTTTACCAACTTGTAGAGCGCAAGGGATTACCGACACGACTAAGTAGATATTGTTGTGAAGACCTGAAAGAGTATGCTTCTGTAGGAAAAATGGTGTTTGAAGGTGTGAGGAGTGCAGAAAGCAGAAAGCGACAAGGTAGAGACTACGTGCAATGCGATAATAGAAAATGGCAAAAAGGAGCGCAACACATTTACCCGATTTACGATTGGAGTGATGAAGATGTTTATAGCTTTATTGAAAAGCACAATATTAAACTTGCACCACATTACAAATATGCAGATAGGCTTGGGTGTGTTGGTTGCCCTTTAGTAAGCAGAAAAGGACATAGAGAAAAAGAGTTTGCTATTTACCCGAAATATAGAAATGCTATAAAAAGAGCTATAACTAAAGGAATGGCAAACAACCCACAATGGAAACTTAGTTGTGCAACTGATGGAGATGGAGAAAAAGCAATGCTATGGTGGTTGAGTGGTAAGACAATGAACGAGTTCTTTAAACCTTACAGTTTTGAAAAAACTGAGGCGGGGTGGCAAAAATATTTAATTACGGACAAGTAAGTACTGACCTTGATTAAATGCACTGCCTTTCTTCCGCTTGTTGGTAACGGACGAGTGTATGGCAAGTAAGCCACGCACGAACCTTGATATTAACCACAGAATTTGATTGGCTTATTTGCTATACACATTGTTATGCAAAGTGCCTTAAAATATTGTTATGAATTATGCAGGTTTACTCAGTAATAAGGTCTGTAAGTATCGAAGATAACAGGTTCGCACTGAAAACAATTGAAAAAGCAAAGAGAATCTGGGAGCAGACGAAGCCTTTCCTGCATTTTGCATAACGGGCCGGTTACATGTTGTCGAAAGCCAACCACAACCGACCGATTCAGCGCACCGCCTTTGCATGGCTTTTGCAATATGTAACTTGTTACAAATCTGGTGCGGGAAACACCACAAAAGCTGATTAAATGAGCGAACGTAAAAAAAGAAAAAAAAGGGAGGGCTTTTGAAATTATTTTATCTTAATATTTGGATATTAAATATATTATCCGTATATTTGGATATAAATTAGAATAATGAAACAGATGAAAGCATATAGATTATACAAAGGATTCAACAAAATAGGAGAATTTGATTCTATTTTAGAGGCTAAAAAGAATGCGCCTAAAGAAGATGGGATTTATAATTTGAAAGGCGAAAATTACAGAGATAGTTGGCAAATCATTAATGGAACTTATTATGGCGAACGAAACTTGGGAATACAGATTGCAGAAATCTGTGAGATGGGATTCAGAAGATGCAATAGATGATGTGATTTATTTTATACAAAACGAATTTATAAACGAATGGTGTTTAACATCTGATGAAATGCCAACAATAGGGCAAAGATGCTGGTGTGTAAATGATAAAAATGATTTGTATTTGTGTATTTACTCTAAATTTTCAGTATTCCGAAAAAAACCAACCTTTAATAATATGCTTGGAAAGGGATGGGAAGTTCAGAGCGTAGTTAAGTAGAAGCCGCTAAAAACACCTGAATTATGATTGAGTGGTTACAAAAAAACAAGGAATTTCTTTCCATACGTGGAATTGAAAAGCATTTAGGAATGCCGGATTCAACTTTAATAAAAGCTGTAAACGGAGTTCAAAACTTACCTGAGAAATGGAAACAATCTTTGGAAGATTTCATAAAGGTTTTGCAAAAACCTTAGTGCGCGGGCTTTTTTCTTTTTTGGTCAAGTTGCACCGACCTATCATTTAAAAACTGTCGCAGCACTTGTTTGTAACTACTATATATCAAATTATCAATTTAATTTATTGATTATGAATAAATTTGCAGAGTCAACTTTAAGAAAATATGAAAAATATCTTAAAGTTAAAAATTACTCAGATAGAACTATTGATTTAATGGTCAAAATTCTTTACAATATAGCACTACAAGTTGTAATAAATTAGTCAAAAAATATCTTGGAGAACAATATCATTTCCATTTACTTAGACACGCTGCATTTACTCATTTAACAGATCAAGGAGTAGATATTAGAGCAATTCAAAAACTTGCTGGACATAAATCAAGTAGGACTACTGAAATCTATACTCAAGTAAGTACACAAGTTTTACATAAATTACCCTTGGCACTATAGTAACTATAAAATGAAGATATTTAAACCACATAAAGGAATTTGTATTGATTGTGATCAAGAAAAATGGATAGTAAATAGTAAAGGTCAGTGTGAAGAATGTAGATATAAGCAGAATCATGATGGAAAAACTAAATTAGAAGTACAAATAGAGAAAGAAAAGAGTAAACCTAAGAAAACCTACCAGTTAAAAAGAACACCGTTAAAAAGGTCTAAAAAGACATTTAAACGAAGTTTTATAAAACAAAGTAAAGAATCAAAAGAAAAAAGAGACGAAGTACTAAAAAAAGATAGAGAAACTTACTTGGAAGTATTTAATACAACCCCTAATGAATGTGAAGAATGCAGATTAAATGGAATACATACTCCCTTACCAGATCAATTCGAAGATGAAGAAGGGAATATTATTGGTGTGTGGCAGTATTCACATATATTGGCTAAATCAAGTTTTCCTGAATATAGACATAAAGTAAAAAATTTTAATCGTTTGTGCAGGGAACATCACGATATATATGAATTCGGAGACAGAGAAAGTATGAAAATATATAAACCAAATCAAATAATAATACAAAAACTAAAAAATGGAGAATTATGAAAGCAACATTAGAAAGTAGAATAGAGCAATTAGAAGAAAGAGTATTGGAATTAGAAAATAAAAAATCAATTAAACCATTAGTTGTTATTAAGGTTCCTATTAATTTATCAATTAAAGAAGTCTAATACAATACTGATATTTTAAAAAAAGAAATGACAGATTATCACATACTTGTAGTTCAAGATAATGTTGATTATCCAAAATTTGAAGTATTTTGTGAAGACAACTTGAATAAATTAAATAAAGAAGAATTCGATAATTTATTAAAAAACAACCTTAAAAATGAAAAATAGAGAAATTAAATTTAAAGCATTCATCCCAGAATTAAATATAATCTTAGACGATGTTACTATATATGGTAATGGTCAAATGGGAATAGGAGTAGATGAATTAGAAGAAAGTCTTCCTAAAGGATATCAATTATATGAAGATATTATTTATTTTATTGATGAAGAAAAAGATATATTTGATAGAGTAATGAGTATACTTCCAGGAGAAGATTGGGTTTGGTTTGAAGAAAATCAATTCACACCTTTACAATACACAGGAAAGAAATCAATAAAAGGGAATGAATTATATGAAAACGATATTGTGTTTGAAGAAATTCCTACAGAGTATGGAGATAGAAGAATATTTTTTATTGTAAAATGGATTGAAGAATTAGCAGTATTTACATTTCTTCACTATCACGAGTTTATGGAATATGAAGATAATGGAATTAAAGCATTAGATGATTGTGAGTATTATGACTTAAGTGGTTCAGAAAAAATGCATTATAAAGGCAATTATTTATTGAATCCAGATATTTTTGAAATTTAACAGTAATATATTTTTAATATTAATATATATTTTATATTTTTAATCAGATACAAATTTAGATACATGAATAAATACGAAATAATTTATGCAGACCCACCTTGGAGTTATAATGAAAAGACTGATTGTGGTGGTAAAATAGGAGAATATAATTCTCACGTTTCTGACAATTACAATATAATGTCTTTTAATGATATATATAATTTACCCATTAAAGATATAAGTGATGACAATTGTTTGTTGTTTTTATGGGTTACTTCTCCAAATTTAAAAGAAGGGATTAAGACAGGAGAGTCTTGGGGATTTAAATATAAAACAGTTGCATTTGTATGGCATAAAGTATTGTTATTACCTGGGAATTACACTATGCCTTCTGTAGAACTATGTCTTATTTTTAAAAAAGGTAAAATTCCTACTCCAAGAGGTCTGAGGAATGTTAGGCAGTTTTTAGAAGAAAAAAGAACGAGGCACAGTAAAAAGCCTGATGAGATAAGGAATCGAATTAAACAAATGTTCCCACATCAAAATAAAATTGAATTATTTGCTCGTGAGAAATATGATGGATGGGATGCATGGGGAAATGAAGTTAAAAGCGATATTAATTTATTTTAATTTATATATGAATAAATACTTAAAGAGTGCATTAGAAAGGTATAAATCAAAAGAAGAATTTAAGATTCATCCTATAAGTAAAGTTGATGCAGAAATAGTATGGGAATTAATGATAGCATTAGGTAAATTAGGTATAAATGATTTAAAAGATATATTAGATAATTACAAATATTGGAAAGATTCAGAAGTAAGAGATTTACTACTACAATGGAATATAGATCATCCAGAAGGATTAATAGAAGAAACAACAGGAGGAAGTGAAAAGAAGAAGATAAGAAAATTCATGAAATTTGATGAGAATTTAGCAGACGTATGGATAATAAAAACAGTAGATATACAAGACAGATATAATCACGTAAAGAATGAAATGGAGTATAATATAATACTAAACAAAGATTTTGCAGAGGGATTCCCAACAAAGAAATACACATATAAAACACCAGAGGTAAGAAAAGAGAAGTTAGACATACTTGAGTCTATTCTCAGTGATGACATAGAAATAATCGGTAAGTAAATTTCAAAAAAGAAATAATGACAAATACTGTAGTCCAAGATAACTTGACTATGACAGGTATTTTGCAATGGTTAACTGAAAAACATAAGGTTAAAAAATCAGGAGAACCATTTTATCTATCAGATATACAAGGATATATAAAGAGAGAACAAATACCTGAATATTTAGGTGGTTATAAAATAATAAAAAAAGAAGAAAAATATAGTAAACTATATAAATTGGTAGAGAACAATGGCTAAATATAATAACAGATTTATAGCTTTAGATTGTGAAACTGGGGGATTACCTAAAAGTGGTAAAATGGCAACAGTTGATATTTCTTTGACGGAAGTAGCTCTTGTTACAATCGAAAATGAAAAATTAGAGATAATATCACAAGACAGTTGGTTAATAGCTCCCTATGATGATAATTTAATATATGATAAAGGGGCAGAGAGGGTTTCTGGTATAAGTAAAGAAATGTGTAAAAAAGAAGGATTGCCAATTGAAGAAGTATATCAAAATATATTAGGAGTATTAAAAGACAACAAATTAGGAAAGAACAAACCTATCTTAATAATGCAAAATAAGTCTTTTGATACTCCTTTTATTGAAAACTTATTTCAAATATTTGGAGATGATTTATGGAAACACATAGAAAGGGTGGAAGATACTTTGCATTGGGCTAGATACCGATGGATAGAAAAACCAAAATTTAACTTAGGTTCTATAGCAGAATATTGTGAATTAGATTTAGTCCAAGCACACAGGGCATTACAAGATACACTTATAACTGCAAAAATATGGATTAACTTCATGAAAAGCCTTAGAGGAGAAAATCAATTAACACAAAAAGAAGAAGTAAAATTTAGAGAAAAATTTAAATTTTAATGATCGAAAAACTTGACAAAGGTGGTTCACCTCACACTATAGAACAATTAAACTGGGTATACGAACAATTTGAGAATGTCATAGATATGTTAGACGATAAAAGCCTAAAAGAAATATCCAGTGGTTCTCAATTTGATGTAGATAGCTTAGTTCAAATAATAGAAGAGGAGACACTTAATATATTTACAGGCATACCAGAACCAATAAATGCAAGTAAGTTCTACAATCTAACCAACGTAACAGCCAATATACATGAAACACTTAAAGTATTAAATTACAATTACTTTAAGTTAACGATGATGCCAGGGTTCTATATCTCACCACTTAGTATTGAGTGGGGGAATATAATACAGATATATGATAGGACTTGTGTGCTGGCTTCCAGGGGTTTAGGTAAGAGTTTTGAATATTCCCTCGCTTTGCCTATCTGGAAAATGTATGGTTATAGAAGACCTTCTGAATTCAATCCAGTATCTTTAGATATAGCACGTAGAAGAGAGGGGCTGCTTGTAACAAATAAATATAAATTAGGACAGAAATTATTAGGTAAGATTGCTACAGAAATTAAAGAGAATGATGCACTTCACGAGAGATTAAAGCCAGAAAGAAAAGACGAAGGAACATTAGGTAGAGAGAGAATAGAAACAAAAAATGGTTGTGAATTAAACTTACGTTCTGCTGATTCAACAGCAAGGGGATTACACCCAGATTGGATAATAATAGATGATTATGGAGATAATAACTGGATTTATAGTCAAGAACAAAGAGATAAAGCAATAGAAACTTTTTATGGTGATATAATGAAAACAATTGAGAGAGGTGGAACTATCAATATAGTCGGTTGTGTCTCAATGGACTCAACTATTATAACAAGAGATGGATTAAGAAAAATAGGCAATTTGTGTCCTGTAGAAAATTATAAAGAAAAAGGTTTATATGAATATGAGATAGAAGTATTAGGTAAGAATGGGTGGAATAAGACGAGTCATTATTGGTGTAATGGATTAACTAAAACTAAAAAAATAACATTAAAGGGTGGTTATGAATTAGAGTGTAGTTTAATTCATCCTTTATGGAAAATGAATGAAAATGGGTGTCCTGACTGGTGCGAATCTAAAAATTTGAAAGTTGGGGATTGGATTGCTGTAAAAGATGGATATGATTTTGATGGAGAAAAAATAGATTTAACTGAATTTTATAGTAACTATAATGTAACATATAAGCATAAAAACATAAAAATACATAATTCTGTAGATAGAGATTTAGCTTATTTATTAGGATTATATGTTGCTGATGGAAGTTTTGAAGATACAGGTAGAATTACTATAGCTAAGTCAATAGAAGGCATTAGAAAGTTTTTGTTAGAATATGGTTTTGTGAAAGGACAAGATATCAAATTAAGATATAATAGTAAATATTTGATTGATTTAATGCAATATTTGGGATTTACTAAAGCAACTGCAATAAGTAAACACATACCAGAAAAAATATTTAAAGCAGATAAAGAAACATTGAAATGGTTTTTACAAGGGATGTTTGATGGTGATGGCGGTTGTTATGTAGACAAAGATAGTTCTATTCAAATAAATTATAGTAGTATAAGTAAACAATTAATATATGATTTACATAACATATTAATGGCATTTGGCATATTTTCATCTATTAAAGAAAGACCTCCTGGAATTTCTGAAAGAGTAAGAGGGAAACATAATCTTTATAGAATAAATATTGCAGGATATGATTCTAGATTATTTTTGGAAAAAATAGGATTTAGGTTTAGTGGTAAATCAGATAAGGTTACAGAAGATTTATTGTCTTCTATAAGGAGTAAAAATTCATCTTATAGAAGAATCCCACATCAAAAGGATTTAATTAAAAAAGTAAGAAAAGAAAAACCAAGAAGAAAAAGTGGTGAAGTAAGCACACTACCACCATTTCATTCTCAAGAAGTAGTAAGTCCTAATATCTCTAGAGAGTCATTAAAAATAGTATCAGATTGGTTTGTAGAAAATGGGGCTAAAGGTGAATTTACAGATCAGTTAGTTAAAAATGGTAATGAAAATTTAGTATATTTACCTATAACAAAAATAGAAGATTCAGAAAATTACACAGTTGATTTTCATATTCCAAATAAACATAATTTTATTACAAATGGTATTGTAAGTCATAATACGCCATTCCAAGAATCTGATTTGTACGCATATATACGTGAAAACGATAAGACATTTAAGTACTTTGAATACCCTGCTGTAATGCCAGATGGAACCATTGTTGCTCCACATAGGTGGAATATGGAAGAATTAGAGAAAGAATACGAAACCAATGGTCCATTAATTTTTTCACGTGAGATTTTAGTTGTTCCTATAAGCGATGGAAGTACAATTTTCCCTTGGGATATATTAGAGAAGTCTTTTATAGGGATGCAAGATTATAGATTAGTTACTAATAGAGATAGTTTTCCTATCAAGTTCAAATTCGTCAGTGTAGGTTGCGATTTCGCAATTTCAGGAAATATAGAAAACGCAGATGCTACTGTATTTAGCGTTTGGGGCGTGGATGATTATGAAAATTATTGGCTATTACATATTTGGAGAAAGCAAGGAGCAAGTCACAATGAACAAATAGGCAAATTAAAAGAAATTGAGAGAAATTTTAGACCTGACGAAATAGTTGCAGAATCTAATGGTTTTCAGAAAGTTATGTTGAGTATAGGTAGAGAACATGGTATTAAAAATATAACAGATTTTAATACTACTGGTTGGAATAAGAAAGATTTATATGAAGGTTTGCCTAGTTTAGCTATATTATTTCATCAAGGTAGAATGCGTATGCCACGTGGAGATGTTCAGAGTAAAGAAATGACAGACTGGTTATGTAGTGAATTTAATAGTATCACAATTAAGCCTGATAGTGGTAAGTTGGAGAGTGCTGGACAGCACGATGACGGTCCAATGAGTGCGTGGTTAGGAATAAAATGTATAAGTGCAAGTAAAGATAAAGATGTTAATTTTGTAATGATGTAAAATCGGTAAATATATGAGTAAAATAAGCTTAGAATTTTTACGAGAACTTTTCCTTCTTTGTTTCTACAAAAAAGACGTAGTTGAAGTAGTGAGTCAACATTTAAAATATCAATTTATACCAGACGAATACAATCAATATAAAAAGATATTAAGGAGTATAGTGACTATATACAAGAATGAAGACAAACTTCCCACCTTTGGAATAGTGAGCCAACAGCATCAACAAGACTTAAAAGTTCAAGAAACAGTAACAAAAATAAAAGAAACGAAGTTTCCTGATAAGGAAATAATTTTAAATGAATTAGAATCGTTTTTAAAAAGAAGTCAATTTCTATCTTTAAACAATAAACTTGCTACTTTATATGAACAAGGAAAAGAAGAAGATGCAATATTACTACAAGCAAAAGAGAGTGAACAAATAGTAAACTTCTCTATTAAACAAGCAGGATTATATTATAGTAGAGTATTTCAGGACTTCGATAAGCGTATGGAACAGCGTTTAGTAAAACAAGAATCAGGAGAGTATAAAAAAGATAAAGTTCCATTTGGTATAGAACCATTGGATATAATTACACACGGTGGAATAGATGTTACAGACACAGTATTGTGGATATTACGTTCAGGCGTAGGTAAGTCAACAGCTTTAAAATGGGTTGGTGTTAATGCAGCACGTAAACATAGAAATGTACTACATATTCAATTAGAGGGTTCTCAAGAAGAATGTGAAATAAAGTATGATCAAGTATGGACTGCAACCTATTATAATGATATAAGATATGGCAATATAGATGATAAGAAATATGATAAACTACAACAGATAGTTAATTATATGAAGTCTCACAATAATGATATATTCATACATGCATTTGAACAATTCAATACAGCAAGTATGGTAGATGTGAGAAATTTATTTGCTGATATAGAAAAGAAACAAGGACACATAGATTTAGTTATTATTGACTATTTAAAGTATTTAGATCCTGGAGATGGATTAAAGTATGGAGTAGATACTCAAAGTGTTAAAATGAGGAAAGAAAATACTTCAGATAGAATAAAGAATATGGCTAAAGAATTTGGAACACGTATAATGATAGCAGACCAAGCCAGCGATGTTCCTATTGATATTTGGAATGATCCTAATAAAGTTTTAACAAGACATAATATTGCAGGAGCTAAAAACTTACTGGATTCATATAGTTACGGATTTACAGGTAATCAAACCATAGATGAACAAAAGGCTAATTTAATGCGTATTCACATTGAAAAATTTAGAAACTACAAACTCCCTAACAAACCTATTAAAATAGCAACAAACTATGATTTAGGTAGGTTCTATGATCATTCAAGAACTAAGAAATTGTATTATAATAATGAAGAAGGTAAATACATATTTTAATTATGAAGAGAGCGTATTATAGAAGTATTCCTTGTTATTTTAATCCTTTAACAAATGAAATTATGGGCAGAAACTGGTTTTGGGATATATTAATTGATGTAAATCTATGGATAGATGTAGATTTATTAGGATTAGAAGATTTAACTATTTGGATAGAAGAAGATTAAAAAGTTTTACTATATTTATAGTTTATGAGTTTTGATAAGCAAAAAATAATAGATTATTTCAGTTTAAAACCATTTGGGACTCAAGGATGGTATAGATCAGATAAACTAGTTTGTCCTAATTGTGGACAAAATGATGAGTTTGGCATAAAATTCACAGACAATGGTGGAGTAATGCATTGCTTACACTCAAGAACTTGTAATAGATATAAAACATCACTCTATAATTATCTTAGAATACATGATTTAACTCATTTAGTAGAATTTGAACAATCTATAAGTTTTAATGCTTTTCCTGAACTAAACATAAAAAAAGAAGAAGAAACAATTGAAGAACTCCCTATTAAGAAATTACCTATTGGATTTAAAAGAATAGAGAGAGATGAATATTTAGACAATAGAAGTTTTCTTCCACAACATTATGAATTATTTAAGGTGGGTGTTACTAAATTAGATTCAAGATATAGAGATCACCTAATCTTTCAAATATTGAATAATAATAATGAATGTATTGCATGGTTAGCAAGAAGTAGAAAAAGTAAGGAGTGGCATAAAGAAAATATAGAAAAAGCAAAAGAAGGTAAAACACATTTAGTGTTAAGGTATGACAATAGTCCTAATACTGATTTTAGTAAGATTTTAGGTGGATATAATGAAGTAACAGAAGGTACTGATACAATTATATTAGTAGAAGGTTTATTCGATAAAACAGGTGTAGATTGTAAATTAAACCTGTTAGAGGGTGAAGAGATAAAATGTTTATTTACATTTGGTAAGAAAATAAGTGAAGAACAAATAGAGTTAATTAACAGACTTCCTAATGTAAAAAACATCTATTTATTATATGACAATGGTTCTAATGAAGAAAGTAAAAGATATGGTATGCAATTAGAATCAAACACAAATAAAAAAGTAAGAGTATGTGAAATAAAAATAAAAGATAAGGATCCAGACGATTTATCTTTTGAAGAATTAGAAAATACACTATTAGAATCGGTAGATAGTTTTAGTTTTAATTTAAGTAAATTTAATGGAATCAAACAAGCGTAAAAGCAGAGATCAAAAGTTCTTTGAGTTTTTCATAACTCTACAAAAAGAGTACATTGTAGCTGAAATTCGTAAAAAGATTTATCCAGATGCAAGTGGCAAGGAAAAGAGTGAAGAAATAATGAGAGGTAAGAAAAAGAAGATTTTTGATATTGCAATGAAAAACTCTTTAAAAACCATTTTCCCAGACATGCAATTAGGTGGAATGTCTTTGTATGATGAAGATTTAAGAATACAATTATATGGAGAAGTATATTGTGAATTCGGGATGCCGAATTTTATATATCGAGATTCAGTACAAAAACAAAGATTAGGGTGGAAAGATAAGAAGTGTTATTATTATTTAGATAATGATTTTAAGACTCGTGACGGACATATTGGAGTTTTAAAGAGTGTAGACTTTGATAAAGAGACTTGTGTATTGAGTATTGATGGAAGCCTTGAAGAATACAGCTTTGACGATGTAAGTCGAATATTATAGTAAAAATTTTTTGAATTTTATTTGTAATTAAATATATTTTATATATTTTTATAAATTGAAATTGTAAACTAAAATCGGTATAATATGACACACGCTATTCTCTCCAAAAGAACACTCCTAATAGGAGAAACCGTAAAGTGGTATAAACACACTAAATTATGTACAGGAATAGTCAGAGATGACTTAGATTCCTATATAGTAGTATTATGCATAGATATAGGTGGAGATAAGTGTTGTAAGAAGAAAAAAATTAAAAAGGACATATTAATAACTAAAGAACAAGAAAAAATGGACGTAAGAAGAGTATTATTACAGAATCGTTTTAAAAAGATGACTAAGATTCAACTTTTAGAACAAGTAAAGAACGGTGGTTTAAGTGAATTAGAACAAGAGGTAATCACAGAAATTTTAATCACTAAAGGAACAACAAATGCTGAATTAGAAGCATACGATTTAGAAGTTCCTGAAGTAGACGAAACACCAGAACAATCAGACGAAGACATAGAAGATATCAATGAGAGTATTCAAGTGGAAGGAACAGATAAAGAAGATGAAGATGGTATTGTTGATGAAGAATCAGGAGCGATTATTCCAAATGAAGGAGAAACAGTAAAAGACGGTAAGATAATTGAACTATCTGTAGAAGAGAAAGAAGAAAAAGTAGTGTATGAAGACCCTTTAACAGAAGAAGAGATTGAGTTACAGAAGAAACAAGAAGAACAGAGAAAGAAGAATGAAGAGAAAAAGAAACCTGTAAAAATAGAAGTTAGTAAACCAGTTGAAGTAAGGGAAGAAGTTAAGAAAAGGGTCAATAAAAATAAAGGATCGAAGAAAGTTCACTTTACAGAAGACGCCGTTCAATTAATTAATGGTGAAGA